TCTTCAAAAACAGAGACTAGTTCATCTTCTAATAAAACTGAACAAAAAGAAGAAAAGAAAACTAGTAATGAGCCTAAGTTAGGAACACCTATTGTTTTTGATAAACAAGCAGAAATTACAGTAAAATCTGCGACTTGGACAGATGAAAGAAACGGTTTTGAAAGTAAACCTGCTAAAAAAGTTCTACTTGTAACATACGATATTAAAAACCTTTCAGATAAAGACCTTCCAATAGGAATGGAATTGAGTTTATATGTTAATGGAAAAAAAGCTGAATCATATCCTATTCAAGTTACTTTAAATAGCCTTTCTCCTAATAGAACACTAGAAAATGCAACTCATGCATTTGCGGTAAATGAAGAAGGCTCTTTAGAATTAGAAGTACAGCCTTTTATGTCAACTAGTGGTAAGAAAATAATTAAATTAGATGTGAAATAAAATAAAAAAATAAAGCCTGTTTTATATAAAATAAACGGCTTTAAAAGAAAAAAGTAGCGGTCGACTGTCGCTACTTTCACGGTGGACATAGTCCTCTAATCGATTTTAAACATAGTCTTTGACATATACTAACACTAGTAATTAAAATATGTCGAGGTATGCTACAACCCTCATCATATATTAATTATAACATACTTTTATTAGTTAGTCAATTTACTGAAAGGACGTGTTAAAAGTGTGGATAGAAACTACTAAAAACGGAAAAGTAAGGTATTATGAAAGAATAAAGCTGTTAAATGGCAAGTATAAAAAGATTTCTGTATTGTTTGATAAAGATACAAGAAGCAATAGAAAAACTGCAATAGAGATATTAAGATTAAGAGAGTTAGAAGAATCTGCAGTAATAGATAATACAATTACTTTCTTTGAATCCTTTGACATTATTAAAGAAAAACATTTTAAAAATATCAAACCTAACACACAAGTGCAATATGCCACTACTATGAAAAAGATTAAAAGGTTATGCAGCGATACACCGTTAAACAAAGTTAACGCTAACTACATTCTAAATATTCTTGATGATATAGCTGTGTCAGATGTGAACTATAACGCTCATTTAGGCTGTATTAAAACTTTTATCAAGATTTTGTATAGGTTAGACTACATTCAAGATATATCTTTTCTTGAAAAGCTGCAAAAGAAAAAACAAGTAGTAAAAGAAGAAACAAAGTATTTAGAGCAAGAAGAGATTGACTTAATCCTAGATGAGTTAAAAGACTATCCCTACTACAGAAATGTAATTGAGTTTCTTGTAAATACTGGCTTACGTTTTGGGGAGTTAATAGCACTAACATTTAATGATGTAGAGGGAAACATCTTATCAATAAATAAAACATGGAATATCAACGGAGGTATTAACACACCTAAGACTAAAAGTAGTAATAGAAAAATATCACTCAATCAGAAATGTTTAGATATACTAGAAAGCCAAAAAAGATTAAAAGCTAACTATCAGATTATATACAAGACTTACAACAACGATAAAAATTTAATATTCCCTAATCTACATGGCAATTACATTATACCTAGTCATTTCAGAAAAGGTTTAAAAAAGCTAGTAAGTATTAATTTTAAGATTCATAGTTTAAGACATACTCACGCTAGTTTGTGCATTGATAAGGGAATACCTATTGAATATATCTCAAAGAGGTTAGGACACGAAGACACTAAGGTTACACAACGGATATATATTCATAAGACTAGAAAAAGTCAAAAGAAAGAGTTTGATTTATTCAAGGATATATCATTCTAAATAAAAAAGACTAACATTAAATTAAATGCTAGTCTTTTGTTTTTACCTTATTTTGCCCTTTTCTTGCCCTTTTATTCTACCTTACAACTTGTTAAACTTGATATAATAAGGTTTGTTTATTTATGTTTCATATATGGGAAACCTAATCATTTCATTTCACAACATTTCAAAAGTGTTCAAAAATGCTTGTTTTAACGTGTTTTTAGCTTCATTTCATTTCAATAAAACGTGCTATTTTGAAAGATTTTGTCCTTTTTCTGCCCTTTTTTTATGGTGTCTTTACCATTGATTAATGGTTTACTTTTATATAATAACATAGATTCAAGAAATATAAAAGAGGTAGTTTTTTTACTACCTCCTAAATTTTATCTTGTGTTGTGTAAGCAACTTAACACGAACTCATTTTTGTTAACTACATCTTCATATTCGCTAAAGTAAAATTGATAATTTCTATCCAGATTTTCATCATCAAAGTTTACTTGAAATATTAAACGTTCGTAGTCATCTTCTTCTAAATGCCCTAAATGGCTTTTTAACTCTTCTATACTGTTAGATGTTGTAATGTCGTTTGGTTTATCTTCAAACCAAAAATCAACCCATGCTCCCTCTTCTAATACTAACTCATTTATTATTGTCATCATTTTATCATAGTTTCTCATGTCTAATCTCTCCTTGTATTCGTATAATTTTTTAGCTATTTTTAATGTCATATTCTCTAATGCGTATTTACCACTTCTGTAATTTTGGATAACACTTAATGTAATTCCAGTATCTTTAGAAATTCTGTAATCTGTAACATCACTTTTTAATAATTCTTCTATTTCTTTAATTATTTTATCCATTTTTACACCTCTATAAAAAACTTAAAACTATTGAAATTATCGTTGCTATAATTCCAAATACCAATATCACCATTTGTATTTTTTGTATTTTTTCTTTTTTCATGATATAATGTGAACATAAGCAAGGTACTTGGGGTTTTTCAACCCCGTTCCCTTTTTGATTTAGAAGATTTTTACAATTAAATCTATTAAAGACTTTATTATCTGTAATATAGCGAGTATTATCGATAGTCTTATTAGATTTGTTTGTTGAGAATCTTCTTTTTTATTTTTTAGTTTCTTGCGTTTGTTCACTGTTTCACCTCCTTACATTTATTATTATACTCTATATAAGGTATAAAGTCAATAGATTTTTTAAACTTTTTTTAATTTTTTAATAGAAATTTTTAAAAATTGCCATTGTAAAGGAAATTTAGGCATAAAAAAAGAAGCCTACCAAATTAGGTAGGCTTTTAGGGAATACATATGAAAAATATTCATCTATGTATATTATATCACATTATTCAACTTCTGTTAAATATTTATCTTCAATCCATTGGTCTGAATCTTTGTAGTTAACACGGCTCCAACCGTCTTTTTTCTCATAAACTCGAACTCTAGTACCAGCTGCTACAAACTCTTTGTCCTCGCTGTTAAGGTCTGGTTGACTTTCTAGGTAGTAGTCTATAGATACTGTAGCTTCGTAATATGGTGTGTCGCTTTTCTCAAGTGTTACATCTTCATCTAAGATTGATTTTTCTACAACTTCTGCAACGTTAGTAGTATCTCCTACTTTGATTTCTCCGCTATATAGCTTTTTCATGCGGTCTATAAAGTACTCTCTACACGCTTCAGTACCTGCTCCATTATAAGATCCTCCGTTTGCGTGTAATTTCATTGAACGGTGCGGACACGCTGTAGCGCTAAACTCATGATGTAATTTAACTGTATCAGAGTTAATAGGTAAACCATAAGAATCTAGCACTTCTGCTGCTAATAGTAATGCTGCGTCTTCATTTGCTAAGAAGTCTTCGTCACTCGCTGTCATTGATTGACACACTTCAATACCTACACCGTTAGCATTACCATACGCATTAGCTGTGTGCCATTCTTGGCGGTTAGTTGGTTGGAAAACGTAAACGTCATTACGGTCTACATAATAAGCTGCAAAACCATTTGAAAGAGTTCCGTTATTAACTCTATCTGTTAAAAATGCGTCATATTGTCGAGCTGTGTTCCCTCCTGCGTCATTGTGAATTACCACAAAACTAACGCTGTTTTTTGGCGGTGTAAAGAAAATCCCTTGTTGAAAATAACTGCTATAAATTTCTGCCATTTTAAAATCCTCCTAAATTTGAATAAAATAAAAAGACTATCATTAGTCTTGTTTTGGCTTGTCGTATGTCAAGGCTTGTTCGCTGTCAGAAAAGCCTTTTGTTGTTGGGTCGTTAACTATTCCTAGTAGACCTAACATAAGAAATACTGTGTCAACAATTCCGTTAATGTTATTGTTGAATAGTTCAGTATTAAGATTATAACCTAGCAACATTGCAACTTGTTTAATAAGTAACAATAACGCTGCTATGAACGCTAATACAAAGCGTTTGTTTTTAAATCTAACTTTCCAATTTATCATAGTTTTCACCTCCTTTCCTAGTTCTGCGGCCACGGGTCGCTTGTTAAATAAGAGATAGAACTTATTCGTATATCTCCGATGTCTCTGTCTGTTGGTACAGGGTCTGTAAATTGAAATCTCAACTGATTGTAATCTCCATTTCCCCCTAAATACCATGTTCCATAAGAAACGCCTTTATCATTATATATATTCCCAATAAGTGAAGCTTCAGCTCTATATCCTATTGGAATCCCACCATTTTGAATAATATAACAATTTCGTTCTCTATCAGATCCTTGTAAAACATATCCGGCTCCACCTCTTCTAACGATACCGAACCAACCCCAGCTTAAGCCACCGAACTGATAAGATATAACATTGTTAACACGTCTTACTTTAACAAATGAGTTTCCTAATTTTGAAACAGACGGAATTATTTTCCAACCTGTGTCTCCGATTAGAACTTCCCAACCTGTGTTACCTGTTCCACTCTTTTTAATCCATTTCAAAGCTCCGTTTGTTACTGCCTCGTCAACGTATGTCGTTCCAACAGGTGCAGTTACAACGCCATTTGGCATTCCACGACCGTGTATTTCCCACTGTTTCGCTTCTAATACTTTCAATCGGTTATCTAGTTCAGTTGTGTTACCTGTGTTACCAGAATTTGTTGGTATATAATTATGTATATTTTGTGTTGTTATGAATTTAAGGTTATCTCCTTCTGAAAATTCAAAGTCAGGTGTATAACCATCTGGAAGCGAAGTAGCTAATGTGTACATAGCTGTATCTAAGTTTGTATATTTTTTACTACCACTAATGATTATTCTTTCGTTATTGTTACTGTAAATTCTTCCATAGTAATTTTGCATATTTCCTGTGTGTGTATCTAGAAAATATTGAAAAGGTTCTTTAAACTCGGTGTTTGTGAATATACCACCTTCTCCATTTACCTTCCTATTTAACCTTAATTCAAGTGATGTTAAATCACCTCTTGCCACTAAATTACTAGTATCAATGTTTCCTGCAGGTCTATTCTCTAACGTTGTTAACCTGCTTTTAATATCAGTGTCATTGTATGGTTGCGGTAGTTCAGTTTTTTTAGCATACTCTTCTAAAGATTGATGTTGTGTTAAATAACCTTTGCTTGCTAACTCATCTTTTGTTACAAGATTTGAAGTGTCAACTGTAACTTGACGGTTGCTAACTTCTTGTAATTCTTGTTTAGTTGCAAGATTGCTAATATCTTGATGTTGTGTTAAATAATTCTTGCTATTTAATTCATCTTTAGTAACTAAATTGCTAGTGTCAACTATTTGTTGACTACCACTTATTGCTTGTAATTCTTGCTTTGTTGCAAAGTTGCTAGTATCTATTGTTAGCTGTGTTTTTAACTCTTCTAATTTGCTATTAGAAACATAGTCTATAGGTAGTTCAGACTTTTTAGCATAGTCAACTAAACTTTGATGTGTTGTTAAGAATCCCTTACTATCTATTGTGTTGTTAACTATTTCTACTACGTTTGGCATCTCGCTTTTTAGTTGATAATCATTAAGTGTTGCAGTTCTTACAACGTCTGAAATATCGCTAGTTCTTACAAACTCTGATAAGTCAGTTTTTAAAGTAAAAGTGCTTTTAGCTTTTTCTAGCTCCTCTGCTAATACTTCTTTTGTTAGCACGTCTAACTTGTCAACAACTACACTATTAGCAAAGTATCTCTCTTTAACAGGTAAGCTGTCTTTTAAGTCGTACTCTGACATCTTCACATCAAAGCTAAATGAGTAAATATCACTTTCTTTCTCTTCATTTTTCAGAATGATGTAGCAGTTAACTCTTTCATTGTCTGTTATTAAACTAGTGTCAAACTTAAACTTAATCTTGTTGTCTTCAATTCTTCCTTGTGTTTCCCAATATTTTATTGACTTAACAAACTTGAACAGTACTGTTATTTCTTCGTTAGTTAAGGTGTAATTGTTTATTGTTAACTCAAACTCATTATTATTCTTATCGTGAGAGTAAAGCTCGCAGTTGCTGCGAACTTTAATTCTCTTATTTACTGTGCTGTTAAATGTTAGTTGTATTTTTTTTTCTATCATTATTTACCTCCTTTATCGTTTTTTACTGGTAAATTTTTAAAGCGTTCAAACATTTCAGTTACTGCGCCGTTGCCATCTAACTCTTTGTAAGAACGGTATAGAATTGTTATTTCTTGTAGTTCTTGCAACGTGATATATCCACGTTCTATTAACTTACTCATATCTTGCAGTAATCTATAACGGCTCAAGGTTTTTGTTCCGTCTGCTGCTTTTTGAACTAGTATTTTAAGCTCTTTTAAAGTAGCATTGATATTTTTCAGGCTGTTGTTCCCTTGTTCTAAATAGTGCTTAACTATCATAGTCATTGCAGAAGTAGCGCAACCTATAATAGCGATTAAAACACTATCGCTCATTTTTCACTTTCTCCACAAGAACTTTTAATTGCTCGTTAGAGTTAACAAGTTCTTTTAACTCTTTAAGCTCTTCATTTTCTTTTTTAAGTTCTTTGTTCTCTTGATTAACATTCTCGTAAGCTAATCTATATGTTGCTAACTCTATTGTCTTCTCTGATAATTCCTGTGCTACAATGTGAATCGGTTGTATTTGGTTATTTTCCATTTTTTAAAATCTCCATTTCTTTTTCTAGTTTATCGTTCTTTTTAGACAATTCTTGAATCCCTTTAATTAAATAAGGTACTAGTTCAAATGCTCCATAACTTTTTATGTCGTCTGGAAGTTGTTTAAATGCATCTGGAAGATGTTCCTCGACTTCTTGCGCCATTATCCCACAAGATATATCTTTTACTTCTCCGTCGTATTCTTTTGTATAACTGTAAGTGTTTAGCTTATTAAGTACTTCTAAGGCGTTAACTTCACTTTCTTTGATGTTTCGTTTATAACGTCTATCAGAGATTTCTTTATTTGCCTCTACCCAGTCATAACTTGCCCATGGATAGTAGAAATAAACATAGCCGTTTTTATTCTCTATCCTCTCATACCTATGAGAATACAGCCATTTACCAGTGTTACCTTTTCCATCATTAAAAACGATATTTCCTGTTACTTTTAAATCTCCAATTACAGTTGGCGTATTCCAAAAATAAGCAGTATTCTTGCAGTACATTTCCCCGCTTTCTTTGACGTACCATGCACGAGGCCCGACTTCATCCCATCGAGTTCCCCAGTTAACCCACAGTGCGGTTTGCCCCCATGTTCCGCTACCATTAGACATTCCAACATAGAACTGATTCTGACCAGTTAACCACCATGCAGTTTGACCGTCTTTATCGTGTTTACCTATTTGGAATCCACCAATATATCCCTTATAAGCTCGTAAAAAATCTGTTTCTAATTGAGTAGAAGAGATTTTAACGGCTTTTAAGTTTTTTATAAAAGCATTCCTTGCGAATAATTTGTCTATAAAAGCATCTTCTGCCGTTAGTTTATTAATCATCGCATTATCAACTCTTAAATGCTTTCCCTCTATAGCTAATGCATCAATATGTTGTGATTCAATAGCTCCAGCTTTTATATTACCTGCTTTGATTTCTTCTGCGCCAATATGTCTTGATTTTATAGTACCATCTACAATTAGTTCTGCATCACGTTGCTTGTATATTTTAAAATTAGTAATTACTAGTTTTCTTGCTACGCTTTCACGTTGGTATATTTGAAGATGATATCCTTTAATTTTTTTCCCTTGATTTTCGGATGTGATGTAAACTTCTATAACCTCGTTAAAATCATTAATTTTAGTGTTATAACCAGAAATATCACACCCCCCTGCTCCGTCAGTTATTGTTCCGTCTTCGTATTCTACTACTAAATGGACTAGAATCGGTAGGTTTGAAATTATTTCTTGCGTTAACGTTCCAGAAACACGGAAACAGTCTCCTTTTTTTAAATTATCGTCAACTATTTTTGGCGTTACCACCTTACTAATAGTAGTAACTTCAACCTTTTTTCTGTAGTCATATATAACTAAATTGTCATAGTTTGGGGATAAAACAAGTCGGTCTGTGATAGCTTTTATTCCATCTGGGCTAGCAGTTAATAAGCTAGAAACAACTTTACCGTTGATTTCTTTTCCACTCCCTAAACTAATGCCATTTTCATTAATGGTTATTTCAGATTTCTTTAAAACTCCCGATTCTATTGTTTGAATGCTTGAGTTTATTTGGTTAAACTTAACATCTAAATTAGCTGTAGTGCTGTTTATTTGCTCTGTAACGCTATCTTTTAGTTCTTTCTTAACTTGAGTACTAACTCCCTCTGCGGTGCTTGCTAAGAGTGTTTTAAGCTCTTTATTTTGAAACTCTGTTAGTAGTCCTTTGTTATTAAGTTTTAAACGCCCCCAGAACTCGCTATTTTCGTCCCTCATTTCTATATCTAAGTCTCTAAGCTGCTTAAATATCCCGCTTAATGAGTTAGCTTTTTCGTAAGGGCGTTCAAAAGTTGTTACATCTTCTCCACGTTCTAGTTGAATACGTGAGAGTTGTGTTGTTCCGTTGCATCCCATATGATACAACTTAACTTTATCGGTTTTGTTATTTGGTGTGAAAGTATATTCATATTTTCCGTTTCTAAACTTCGCTTCTTGCTTGCCTGTATTAACTTCTACTTGCATATACTACACCTCCACTCCGTATATTTTTATCTCTTTATCTGAAAAATTTAAGTATTCGTTTATTTTCCTTAAACGTTCCAACATTCTTTTTTTACTTTCTAAGTCTTTGAAAGTGAGTTTAAACCCGTTAACGTAGGACTCACGCTGTGTTATTATTACTCCGTCTGATATAGCAAACTCCCCTATAGTTATTTTTTTTGGTGCATATCTTTCAAAATTAAATTCACTATCTTCAAAACTTTCACCGGGTGTCCACGCTGTTATATATATAAATTTTTCGTTTTCTTCTAGGTCTGTTGCTTCTCCTTGTTTATAACTTCTTATAAACGGATAATATACACCTATTAATTTATCTCCTAAATACCTACGTGTTACTTGTTTGTTGTTTACGATTATTTTTACTCTTTTCATGGCGTTACTCCACTATATCGTAAATTGTGTTAGGGTCTTTTGTAGGTATGTTGAAGTATTGTTGTTCTGATCCTATCCAATATTTAAGAGGTTGTCCGTTTTGCTGATTAATTATGTTACTACCTTTTAAATTTTCTAAATTAGGCTGCCATTTGCTTGGCACTTCATCTCCGAAACTTATATAAGGCTCTGCGATTTTAAAATGTCCATTTTTAACAAAATACAAGAAAAACCATTGTGTTTCGTTTCCAAAGTCTAAAGTTTCTGTGATAGTAAATTTTTCTTCGTAAATAGTCCATTGATTTCTTGACAAGTTACTTAAATTTATAGCTTTTATTGTTTTGTTGATACTATGTTTTTTGATAGCTAAATATAGTCCGCTATCTAAATTAACATCCGAATATATATAAATTGGTAGTCTTAATACTAATTTATCTCCGTTTTTAAGTATTGTTTGAGTTGTATTAATTTGTACTCCCGCCCATGTGTTGCTAGCTGCGCCGCTTTTTTTAACGTCTAGTGCGTTATGTCCGTTATAATCGTTAGCCAGTATTGACATTGTAGGGTTTCCAGATGTGATTATGTCAGTGCTAAGAAATTGTGAATCAAGTATTAAATTGTAATTCCCTAGTATCGCATCTTTTCCGTTTCTTCCGTCTTGTCCCTTTTCTCCTCTTTCCCCTTTTAAACTTGCTTTTTCTAGAGATGTTAGAGCTTGGAAAGTTCCGTTTTCTCCTCTTTCTCCCTTTTCTCCTGCAATATACTTCAAGTCTCTATATCTATTTATGCCGTTACCAACTTTTGCCTTACCTGTGTTTGTTTCTATTCCAATTTCTCCATCAAGTAAAATAATTGAGGATTCTTCCCATTCACTTGATGACATTCTTTTATGTTGTACTCTTATAGGTATCGTTTCTGCCATCTAATTACCTCCATCAAATATATATTTAGGACTTTCGTTCCAGCGTCCCTCAAAGTCGTTTTGATTGCCGTCTGCAATTTCTTTAAATTCTACAGGTGCAAATACTGGAGCGTTACTTCTGATTTTTACTTCTTTGTCTTGTCTTTTGAACCATGAACTCAATACTTGTAAATTATATGAACCATCATAAACATGCAGTAAATTCTTTTCGATTTCTCCAGTTCCGAATTGAACTGACAAGCCCTCATAAAAGCCATTTACATCAAGTAAATAAATTTCTAACGGATCCGGAGCAGGACGGCTAAGTTTAATCTTAATGTCGTAAAAGTCGTTAGTTGTACAAATAGCTTCCCAGCTTATTGTGTACTCTTTACCAACTTCGAAACCATCTCCGTTATGTTCTACAACTATAAATGGTGTTCCTGCAGGTATTTCTCTGTTTGTGTCTCCAACAACTCTATTTTTACCATAAGTAATAGAATTATCTGTTCCAACCATTTTTAAAGTAGTTTCTGCAATATGTGTAGTTTCTTCTATTTGCCTTTTTAACTTGTTAAGACTTTCTCCGTTAATCGACTTGAATTTTTCTTCAAACTCTGATACAGCTTTGTTAACTTCTTCTCTGAATGCGTCTGTAGTTGTGTTAAACTCTTCTCTAATCTTTTTAGAGAACAACTCACTATTGATTACAGCTTTTTCGATTCCTTCTTTTGCGCTATCTTCAATTTCTTTCTTTTTCTCGTTGAAATACTTCATAAAGATAGCTTCTTGCTCTTGTAGTAGTTTGTTAAGCTGTTCTTCTAGTGAATCTGCTTGTTTTTCCAGTTTTTCAAATTGAGAGGCTGTAGTATCATTGAAATTACTTCTTGTATCTCCAATTTCTAGCTCGTGATTTTCTTCTAGCAGTACATCCCATACAACTTTAATAACTTTTGCGTTCTCGTTCATTATTCCTAAGTCTTCATAATAAACTTTTAATGTGTCGCATAAGTCTACTATTTCAATAGCAGTATTTCCAAAAACGCTACTTACTTTACTTAAGTCTTGATAAGATAGTTTTAAATTAAGTTTAGGAACTCCTACATTATTACTTTTAATATAGCTGTTAACTTCACTTCTTAACTTTTCAACCGTTCTTATCTCATCATCACTTGAGAAGTCTACTTTTAAGATTCTTCTATGTGTAAAATTACTAGCGTGTGGGCTGTCTACTACTATTTCTGGAAGTGTTAGTATAATATCTTGTTTTTCTTTGTGTGTGTCGTTCTCATCTTGATACTTAACAAAAGGGAATATAGATGTGTAAGTTTCTATTATACTCTGCTCTTGCTCAATATCTAGTAAGTTTTTACCATAAGCAATAATTGTTGGTGTCTCTCTTCCCATTTGTTTATGTAGCTTAATATATAAGTTGTCGAATTCATATTCTCCTCCCCACACATCAAGAATAGAGCCTTCTTTACCTCCTAGCGCTTCTCTTGCGTTTTCTATGCTGTCAATAGTCCATTTAGTTTTACTACTAGTCAGAATATCAGACCATACAAGAAACTCGCTCTTGCTATCTAGTAGGTTGTTTTTCCACGTTTCAAGAGCATAGGTTGCAGTTCCTGCTACTTCTACCTCTCCGTTAAGAACATTCATAGCTGTTTTAACTTGTGAGATATGTTTACAGTATATTTTGAAACCGTCTTTAGACTTTGTTATTTGCGATACTATGAATCTTTGATTCTTTGATCTATGCCCTGCATCACATTTTATAATCATTCCCTCTTTAATCTTTTCTACATCTTTTCCGTTTATGCTGTAGTCAAATTCAAGAGTATATATCCCGTTACGTTCTCTTGTAACAAAACAATTAGAAGCATCAGAAAGAACTGATACTCCTAAGTGTTCAAAATTAGTTTCGTTTGCTTTATATAAAATAGGATATGCCATTAAACGTTAGCCTCCCATCTTGGTGTAATTTCACAAGTAAAGCTGTTGTTATCCCAATTAATAACGTTATCTCCTACTTGTAATTTTGGGAAAGGATAAGTATAGACTTTGTCATACTGTGGCTCTTTGTTCTGATAATGTGCGGATTGTGTTTCGCAGTCGATTATTATATGCCCACTTACACCTTTTAGTTTAAATATCTGTGAATTAATAGTTAACTTCACATCTCCAGTTCCAGTAAGTTTAATTAGTGGTTTCGCTTCTCTAAACTCTGGGTTAACTAAGTTCTGCCCTTTTCTAATCTGAATAGGTTGTAAACCTGCTTTTAAATACTTAATAGGATGTAATTTAAAGTTTAGAATACATTTCTTTTTAGCGTTTAAACTGCCTTTGATATTAAATGTCTCAAAGAATATAGCTTTATATAAATAATCACTATCCCAGCTAAACTCTAAGTCTTGCCATATCATCTCTGAATTGATTAACCATTGATTCATTAATCTAATAGTTTCATCAAGATTAATTTTAGGGCTTGTAACTTGCCTTTTAACATAGTATCTTGTGCCATCTGGTCTATACTTAACATCTAGTGCGATACTAACTCCTTGATAAAGGGCAAAGGGAAAAGCTCTTGAAATATATTTAAGATTCTTTTTATTCTGAATCTTTGCGCCGTGAACTCCGTCAATCTCGATTAATTCTATATTGTTCTGTGATGATTCTAACTCTATATCATCGATAAGCCTTAATCCTACCTCTTTTGAGGAAACGCCGTTGTAAGTTATATATTTATTAATCAAGTCTATCTCCCTCCTCTCTAATCATGAATTTAAGTTGATTATATAAATCTCTTACATCATCTTTAGAATGATTTTCAAAGTTTTCTATGTGTAATAATGCTTTGTAATTGTTCGCTGTGCTGTTGTTAACTGTGTTAGTTGTTCCTGCTGCTGCTAGTCCTAAACTTCCACGTCCTAGACTTAACATTTTCTCTGGAGCTATACTCATTCCACTAGCTCTATCAACCATGTTTCCTAGCGCTTTAAATACTGTTGGACTACCTTTTTCAATACCTTTAGCAAATCCTGCAGGCACGAACACACCTAATCTAGCAAATAGTCTTGATGGTGAGTGAATCATCGCTGCTGCTCTTGCTGCTCTCTCTGCTTGTGCGACTAGAGCGTTAGCTGCTGCTGTTACTGCACCTAATGCACTCATCATCCCTTGCGCTAGTCCGTTTCCTATTTGCGCACCTATGCTAACCATTGCACCGATACCACTTCTTGCTACACCTTGCATTGCGCTATTGATACTGTTCATAGCTCCAGTAATAGCTCCTATAGAGCTATTTAAGCCGTTAGCTATGTTTTGTCCGCATTCTTGCCCTGCATGGCTTCCTGTTTGGCTCATTTCAGATGCCATTTGAGATAAAGCGGATATTATTTGAGAACAAGCACTTTGAACTGCACTTACTGCACTTTGCATTGAGCTTGTAATACTGCTTGATACTGTTGACATTGCGCTACTTACAGATACTGCCATGCTTGTAATTTGAATGCCAATACCAGATACTGCTGTTCCTATTCCACTTAATTGCGCTACTGTTGAAGTTATAGAAGCACTTAATGCAGTGAAAGACATTGACATTGCAGTTATTGCCATATTTAAGGTATCAAACATCATTGATACACCGCTTAATGCTGCGCCCATACCTGTGATTGCAGCTCCGAACATTGTAAATTGTGCAACTGCCATTGTTAAACCTAAACCTAATGACATTATACTAGTGTTAAATGATTCTAGTTGTGTACTCATCGCTGTTAATCCAGCTAATGAAGTTAGGGCGGCTGTTGCAAATGTTGATAAACCTGTGCTTGCAGCCATTATAGATGCTGGGATAGTTTCAAATGCTACTTTAATTGCATCGATAGGCGCTACCATGCTTTGCAATGCTGTTCCTGTTGTTGCAGCTGCTGTGTTAACAGAATTTAAAGAGTTACTAAAAGATGACATAGCGTTACTTAATGCTTCCATCTCTCCAGCTTTACCTGTTATTTCACTTAATCCTTTTGCTACAGCTGCTAACGATTTAGCTAAGTTCCACGCTCCAACGTCTGATATATTTCTAATTCCCTCTCCGAAAAGTCTGAATCCATTACCAGCACGCTCTGCTGATTCTCCAACACTTCTGATAACATTAGCTATACCATCTAATACTGACTTAATGGCACTACCAACACTATTAATTACAGTTCCGATGCCTTCGAAAACGCTCTTGATTCCATTTCCTGCGCCTTCAAATGCGCTTTTAAGTCCTTCTAATACTGATTTTATCGAGCTTCCAACACTTTCTATTACACTTCCTACACCTTGCATTGCGCTTTGAATTGCACTACCAACACTAGATACAACGGAAGCTATCCCCTCGAATGCAAGCCTTATTCCGTTACCTGCTCCAGTTGCAGCAGCACCAACTCCCTCTAGTGCGCTCTTGATTGCACTACCTAAGCTAGTTACTACACTCGCTACACCTTGTAAGGCGCTTTGAATACCTGTTCCAATAGCTATAATAACTGTTGCTACACCTTGTAGAGCTGCTTGAAGTCCTGTTCCTAATGCTGTAATGATTGAAGTTAAGGCTGTTCCTAGTGAAGAGATAATAGCTGTAAGTCCACCAGATAAGGCGGTAATAACTGCAGAAATTGCTGTCCCTAATGCAGTAAATACCATTGCAACTCCCTCTCCTTGCGTTCCTAATAGTGCAAGTCCCGCTGCAACTAGAGCTATTGCTGCTCCTAGTGCTAAGAAGTTTTGCGGAGGTACTAGAGCGATTGCTTGTCCTAATCCTCTAAATGCTGTTGCTAGCCCTGTTCCTATTCCTTTTGCTGCTGTAGATACTCCTTTACCTAAGCTGTCAACGATTTTAGGTACACCACTCAATGCGCTCTTGATTCCTGTTCCTATTCCTTTTGCTGCGTTTCCTATACCTTTACCTGCAGAATCAATTACTTTTGAAATTCCTGTAAAGACATTCTCTATAGTGTTTTTTGCGCCTGCTGCTTTGCCTGTTAAGTCTTCTAAACTTTGTGTAGCACCTTTACCTAAGCTCTTGAATGGATTAAAAGATTTCAATGATTTGAATACATCTAATCCTTTAGAGGCTAACTTAATAGCTTTAATAGATCCTGCTATTGCTAAGAATCCATAAGCTAATGCACTTAATACACTTGGTGGAATTGCGCTAACAATTTTACCTAGAGCATTAACTGCTCTTGCTGCCCATTTGACAAGCTCTCCAAACACTCTCGCTACAATTGATAACACACCGCTATTAGCTAATGCGCTTACTACATTACCTATTGCACTGCCAACACTTTTAAGAGCGTTAACCGTTGCAGTAAGTGCGCCACTATCTCTAAATGCATCCCACATCTTTTTAATAGTGCTAGTTAGTAAAGATATTCCACTAACTACTTTATTGATTACTTTGTCTATATCAATACCATCTAAAAAGCTACCTAACTTCTCTGCCATACCATCAAAATTGATTTTATCTAAAGCATTTGCTACTCCAGAAATAGCTTTAATTCCGAATTTATTTAACTTTTGGAAAGCTGGTTGTAGTTTGTTAGCTAGTGATTCTTTCGCTCCGTCTATAGCTTGGTCTATGCTTTTAAATTCAGTTGCCATTTTTGCGAAATACTCATTGTTCCCAACTTTCTTAATAGCATTGAAGAAGTCTTCTGTTTTAACTGTTCCATTTTGTACAGCTTGTACAAGTTCGCTTGTAGACATTCCCATTTCTTTAGCTACTGCGCTAATCCCTGCTGGCGTTTGTTCTAACATCAGCTTGAAGTCTTGCCATGCTACTTTAGGTTTCGCAGCCATCTGTACTGCTTGTGTACTTAACGTCTTCATCGCTTGAGTTGGATTCTCTGCAGCTGCTGCTAGTCCACCGAATCCAGTTACTAGCTTGTCAGTTCCCTCTATCCCTACTGCTGCTAATTGTGAGTAGGTTTGTGCCATATCAGAAGCACTATAGATAGTTTTGGTCGCATAGTCCTGCATAGCACTTTTTGCGGCTTGTATTTCATTAGTGCTTTTACCTAGCATTTGCATGTTTCCCTCGAAAGTTTGCCATGCTTTAGAAGAACTATTAAGCTCTGAAATCATACTTTTTACACCGCTAGTAACACTACCTATTGCCTTACCTATTCCAGCGCTAACTAAATTAGCACCTAGAACACTTTTAAATAGAGAGCCTGTCTTTTCTCCTGCACTCTTTAATCCCTCTAGTGAATCTTTAATTCCTTTTATTCCGGATTTTGCCTTTTCTCCAGTTAAGTCAACGTCTATTTTTACTTTACCTACTGCCATTTATTCAACCTCCTTTCTTGTTTATTTATTTAAGATAATTTATTAATCTTCATCGTAAGGAAGTTCATATTCTTGCTGTAGCTTTCTCATATGCTCTTTATACTCTGTACTATCGCTTTTACTTGGCTTCCATGAACGAATTTTTAATACTTCCATGAATTTAGTATCGCTAGGAAGTCCATTTAACAGAGCATTAAACTTTTTCCAATGCAATTTACTTCTCATTTCTATCAAGTCGATATTATAAGCCTGAAAAAAAGAAGCGAATATATAATCCGCATCATGTTTAAGACTATATACTCGCTCCTCCTCTTTCTTTTGTTGTACAGGCATAGGATTACCTGCTAAATCATATTCAATTGCTTGCGTTTTTTCGTTGACAATGTGTGCTTTGAACACTTCTTCTAAGATTTCGTTTACTTCAATCAAGTCAAAATTTGAGAAATTAGCACCAGTTAGCATTTGTAAAGCTAAATAAGGCTTTATCTCCTCTTGTATCTCTGGATCTTGAAGTAGTTCAAATACTCTTAACACTTTGCCAAAACTTAAATCAAGAGGATAAACATCGCTTCCAATTATTAAATTATCTTCTAGTTTTTGTGATAAATTTAACATGGTTAATCTTCAAGATATTTCAATAGTTTATCTTCTTTATAAGTGTTCCCGATTTCTTCAAGTAAACCTTTAATCATTTGTATCGCAAATAATAAACAAGTAATACTAGATTCATTAGCTAAGCTGTAAACTCTAGTGAACACATCTGTATCAAATAGTGATTCCCATATATCTTTACTTATGTTGTAGATAGTGTCTATATCTTCCGTTGTTCCTGTCATGTTGTTAGCTTGTTCTTCTAACTTACCTAGTTCTTTTCCTAATCTATCAAGCTCTTTTATGTTTTTATCATTTACTGCAAAGTTTAAAGTAAACTCTCCGAATTCTACTGGAATAGTGTTTTCATATCTTTTAATTACAACCATGTTAAATATCCTCCTAAATTATGTTGTTTAAACTACTGCTGTTTCTTTTGGTAAAGTTACCCATCTTAAAGTACATTCAAAGTTCTCAAATTCGTTAGCGTCTCCATCTCCTGCTTTAATACCACTAGCGATAGCTACTGCTTCCCATTGTGTTTTGTTGTCTGAACTTACAACTTTAAACCATACCTTTCTCTCGTCTCCTACTTTGTAACGTAAACCTGCGATTAGTTTTTGTGCTTCATCTTCTACATCGTAGTTACCTTCAAATGAAAAACCAGCCTTAACAGATACTACCACCTCTTCTGGTGTTCCGTCTCCGTCATAGTATGCGATGTCGTCAGTATCTTCATCTGTCTCATCGTTTACTGTCTTAATGTATTTAGCTAATAGCTTATAATCTGCTTTTTGCGGCGCCGTTGTTGGGTTAGCAGGGTTAAAAACTGCTACATAATGCTTTCTTAATGCGTTCTTTTGTCTTGCCATTAATTAATCTCCTTTAATTTCTAATTTTGCTGTTATTGTAAGTGTATAAATGAAAAAGCCTTGTTCATCTTGTCCACTGACAGATGGCTTGGCTATTTCCATTTCCAAAAATTGATACGAATTGTTTAAACTAGGTAATTGAATGTTAAATTGTGATAAATAGCTGTGAATAGTCCATATAATAGCATTTGCGCGTTGATTGTCTTTGCTTTTTACTGCTATCTCATAAGGTAAGCTAATTTCTTGTGAGCCGTCCATAAATAGTTGTTCTACTCTTCCACCGCTTATAAGATTAATAACTAGGTCGTCTCTTTCATTAAAGTAGTCTATTCTAGCTTTTAATCCTAGATTAAGTGTGTTTACATAATTACATAGAACTACTTGAAAATCATTGTTTGTTATCATTGTAAATTAAGTCCTTTCAATACAATTTCTTCCCATTTACTCATGTTAGAAGCCTCTGCTTTTTCTACCCATTTAGGGCCAGTACCACCTACAGTATATTTCCTAAATGTAACAATACCATTTGTCCCGAAGTAGTGCGCTCTCGCATATACTGTGTGCCATACTGCAGCTGCTCCCTCTGTTCGTCCACTCCCTACAAGTTTTCCTGTTTTACCTTGCGGAACATAACGCTCTGAATCCATAACAACTTGATTAGCTACTATAGTTCCAGCTTTTTTTATACCTGCAGGAGTAACAGAGTTTTCTAATTTCGATATATCGTAACTAATTGTTATACTCATTAGATTACGTTAACCTCGTATGAGAAGACTTTGCCATTGAAATAATTAACTTGATAACTTACTACCTCATAAGTTCCATACTCATCTGTAATTTGTGCTTGCAACCAACTATCATCTACTTTCACTTTAGAGAATCTAGGATATATAAATATATTTCCTGTACGATTCCTAACTGTATTTGTTAGCTTACTAGCTTTTTCAGACTTATCTATCGTAAGTCTATCAAACCTTACAAAATTCACTGTAAAAGGCTCTTTATGTGAGTTTTTCCCCCACATATCAACATCATCAATTAATTGTACTTGGATAGTGTCAGTTAGTAGTCGTTTATCTATCATATACTGCCTTTTTATAACCGAAACCAACGCTATTTAGTAAGTTAATTGTATCTTGTGAGAGATTGAAGCTATCTTTTATAGCGTTAGTTGTGTTATTGCTGTAATTGATTGTTGTTCTACCTATTGACAAGCTATTTAAACTTGCTTTATCTTCTGCGGTTGTTATCCCGCTGCTATCCATGTAATTTATCTGATATGCTACTGCTTGCTTAACAGCGTTCTTTCTTATAGGGTTATCAGATTCAAACTCTACATTGCTGTAGAAATAATCTGTATATAAGTCTATAACGCTACTTGCTCGCTCTTCTAATTGCTCAAAATTATCTATCTCATCGAATCCTAGTCTTTCGTATTCATTAGAAGTTAAGTATGTCATGTTTTAACCTCCTACAAAGAGGAAGCTAATTTCTTAAACTTCCTCTGTACTTTCTTTTTTAGTCTTTTTTAATACTAATGCATCTTCTCCTAGAGCTAGTTTAATCTCTTCTGCTCTTTCTTCGGAAAACTCTGCTGTTTCTCCTACTTCGTAAGTGCATTTCTCGTATTTGTCTGTAAATTCTGTTTTAATCGTATATTTTGGCATTGCTACCTCCTATTAAGCGATTGTACCTGCAATTTTAATGATTGCTTTTTTGTTGTCTTCTAGTACATAAGTACCACCTTTAGCAGCCGCTTGTAAGTGAACTCCGTCAAACTCTGTAGCTTCTACAGTTCTTGCTGTGTTGATACCAACGAATGCGATAACAATGTTATCTGGTGCGAAGATTCCTAATGTTCCTGTCTCTAAGTATTTCTCAGGAGTTTCTACTAACTCAATACCTTTGTATTTTAATAGTCCGTTGTTATCTAATGAAACGCTAGATCCTTTAGCTGTAGTTGTAGAAGCCATATCAATGATAGCGTTGTATAACTCTGCTCTAATGTAAGCTTTCATAGGTGCATTGATTTCAGTATTAACTGTGTAAGCTGTAACTGCGTTGAATAACTTCTTAATACTAGCTTCTGTTAAGTCTGCTAAGTTCTCTGTTTTACCTGCATTAGTAGAAAGGAATTTCCCAATACGTTTGTTCATTTCTCTTGTTTGCGCTTCTGATTGTAGTCTTAATCTATCTGCTACAGCCGCATTTAAATCATTGTTAACTGTGTAACGGTCTAATCCCTCATGGATTGCTAGAGTGTAGCTGTAAGGTACTTCTTCATCTTGGTAGATAACTTCTGTCATGTTTCCGAATCTACTTCCAGCTCCTGTACCTGTTCCGAATGAAGTATTAGCATCTGTGCTGTAAGTTCCTACTACTACTGGAGTTGCATTAGTTTTAACTGCGAATGCTTTTGCATTGTGTTGTACTCCATCTAAGATTTGAATAGGAGCTACAACTCCCTCGAATGCTTTCTTAACATCGAATACTGTCGATAACATTTGCTTATATTGTGGTGCATATTGTCTTACTGGTAAATTTTGATTTCCTGCCATATATTTTAATCTCCTTTGATTGCTTATTTATATTGATTTATAATTGCTTGGAACGGGTCGCTTTCTGCTTGTCCTGTTCCGTTTGGATTCCCGCCAACAACTATTTGCGGTTGTGATTGCTGTTGTACTTGCTCTTGTTCGAATAAGAACGGCTTACTTTCTCTAAGTCCGTTAACTACTTCATCTAGTTTAGGCTTTCCATCTTCTCCTAGTTCTATCTTGTCAATATCTATTAGTTTCATTAGAACATCAGAATCATATGCCTTAACATCTTTTAGAGCTAGTGCTATAGCATTAGTTTTATTTATTTGTTGCAGCTTACTATCGCTCTCAACCTTATACTGCTCGTACTCTTGTTGTAACTTTTCTAGTGCCTGCTTAACATCGCTGTTAGCTTCACTACTTTTCTTTAAATCTTCTAGCGTTTGTGATTGAGTCTCTAGTTGCTGTTTTAATGTTTCATTCTCTGCAGTCAACTCTTGTTTTGCTTGTGTTCTAGCGTGTTCTAGTCCTGCACCGTACGCTTGCATGATTTCGTCTATCGCTTCTTTCTCTGTGATACCTGCATTAATTAACATTTCTCTTTTTAAGCTCATTTGATAAGCTCCTTTCGTTTTACGTCCATCGACTAAATTTAATTACTTAACGTGGTAATTGCACGAAAAAAAAGCAGTTTAACGACTTACTTTAGGTCTAGTTTTTACCATCTTAATACAAATGGATTCTTTTCTATTAATTCTCTTTTACTGCTCCTTAATGTTCTTTCACGGAGCTTTAACTTGTCATATAGCTCTGTATTATCAAGAGCTTTAGCCATTTGCTTTTTATCTTTTACTTTCTTAATGGCTCTTTCGTAAGATTTTAACTTTGCTTTATCAAGTGCATTTTGTTTTAGTTCTTCTTCTGTAAGATTCTCTACATCTTCCCTTAATCTTGGCTTGTAGTTGACACCTATTACAAAAGGTGTAAGGTAATGTCCGCAGTTTATTCCTAGACAACCTCCTGGAGTTCCTAGTCCATAATCTGGTAGACTTAATACTCGCTCTCCTTTTATAGTCCTTGCAACTCCTTTAGTTACGATTCTGTGTTGAAGTGGTGCGCACATCTCTCTAGCGCTTGATTTTGCGCTATAGTAATATGTGTCTATTCCGAACTCCTCCGCAGGCTCTTCTTTAAGCTCTCTGTACGTTCTAAAGGTTGTAGTTCTTATTACTGTTTGTGCGTATCTCTCCGCCGTCCATGTTCTACCACCTCTATCAACGAATGCAGTAAAGCCATTATCAAACATTTCAAATACTGCTTTAGTTAAGGCTTTTTTCTCATCTGATATACCACCAACTACAGCACCTACTGCTTTCTCTAGCGCTTGTTTGAAACCTTTTTGAAGTGCAGGGGGAAGAGAGGTATTAATTAAATTGTTAGTGTCGTACATGGTTTGCCTTGCCATTGCATCTAAAGACTTTTGCAAACCATAATTGATACTTGCAGTTGTCTCTAGCGCCTTTGCTAGTTGCTCGTGTCCGTGCTTATATATCTTGAATCCCTCGTTTGCTATAACATCTCTGAATAGTCTTTCTGATATGTCACTGTATTTAGCTATCGTTTGAACATTCTCTTCTGTTAACAAATGCATATCGTTTAACTTTTCTAATTGCCAGACATAAGGGTTTCTTAATAAATCTGCATTACCACGCTGTTTAAGTCTCTTAATTGTGTTAATCATAAGTTCAATGGTTAAGTCGTGGTAAACTTGTTCTACCTCTTTTGACTTAATCCAGAACTTACCATCGTTTTCTGTTATCTTCATTTTCTTCTAATCCATATATATCTATGTCTTGTTGTTCTAACTGCGGCTCAACTTCTGCATTAATCTCTGTTAACATCTCATTAGCTTCCACATCAGTAACATTAAGTATTTTAGTTATAGCAAACCTTTTACTAACTAATCCGCTAGCTACCGCCTTAATCCAATAAGTAAGCTCTGCATTTCTATCTGTGAATATTCCATCATCTAAATTAATAGAGATTTCTTCAAACGTTGGAATTTCTCCGTTGTAAATTCCGTTAGCTTTAGCAAGTTCGCAAATAGAGATTACTAGCTCTTTAAGTGATATTTCTACTAGTGATACAATACTATTTCTCATTTGATAAGTATCACTATTTTCACTGACTACCTCTGTAGCAGTTTTCATTGACTTACCATCAAATGTAAACATACCAGCACTAACTCCTAGCTGCATTTCAAATATAGATAAACCTTTGTTAATAGCTTTTATATAGTCCTCTGCTCTTATTGGTGTAGTTAAATCTACTATCTTGTTATCATCAATACCCCCGCCAACTTGAACAAATACATTTTGCTCTACTTCAAACCTACGTTTCTTAACGAATCCGCCGTTCTCATTTTGGAATGTTACTTCTGTTAAGTTATCTGGCACTGCTACTCTACGTTGCCCCATCTTAATCTCCCACATAAACTCATCATATGTACGATTGATAAAGTCTATTGTAGTTTTTGCATTGTCGAATATTGATAAACCTAGTGGGCTATTAATATCTTTGTTATTCATTCCTGCTGTTTTAAGGTAAGTAAATAACGGTCTACTTAACCCCTTAATTGTTACACTCTCTGTTAAATCTTCGTACAATTCAGTTAAAGGTACTCTAGTTCCTACTACACTACTAGAATTAGATTTATAAAGCTCGTTAGTAATTTCTAAGTCTTCTCCGTTCCACTCATGAAACTCTATTAATGTGTAATACTTATTCTCTTTGCCCTCGCTCTTAATTGTCTTTGTAACAATAGCACTGCTAGAAATATCTTGAGTGTTACTCTCTAACGGCAAGAATACAGGCGCTTGAATGAAAGCTATTTTTATTGTTTTACCATCAAAGTATGGTCTCATTGCAAGACCTCCTAACGCTAAACAACTTTCAAGATATCGTTCAAAGTTCTTGTTAAACTTATCATTGTTAAGTATTTCTTGCACAAACTCATTTATTTGCTCGTTCTCTACTGTTATCTCTGCTTGCTCGTTATAAACTAAACTAGCTATCTTTTTACAAGCAGTCCTTGCCAATGGCAAGTGATTATATTTTCTTGTTTGCTGTTCTCCGTCCGTGTTTATGTACTTCACATCATCAAATTTACTTTGATAATATGTTAAGTTACTTTGTATTCGGTTATATTCTTCACTAGTAACAGCTATTTTCGGATGGTCTGTTAAATTAATTAAACTTCCCTGCATTTGCCATTTGCTCCTTTTAAATAAATTCTTAATGATTTCTATTATTCTCATTATTAATCGCTCCTATGCTTTTAATCCTAGAAGTTTTGCATTATCTAAAACAAAATATTTAAATTCATCGACCGTATGGTCGTCCTCTTTAACCACTCTTGGCTCTTCTGTATTGATAGTCTTTTCATCGTACCTATACATCTTGTGTTCTTCTATAAATATCTTGTTATTTTCGTTATCTAAATAAAAAAATCTACCTTGCGCAAGTAGACTTGTTACCATGTCAATCATGGTTTGATTTTTCTTTTTCGCTACTGGATGCCAACGTATTCCATAATCTTTAAAGAACTGATTACGTAAAGCTCCCTCTGCACTATCTATTGTTAGTTGAATTAAGTTTACATTGTATCTGTCTTGTACTTCATCAATGAACGATTTAATCTCAACAGTTAACTCACTAGGTGCTAACTTAACACTCTTACCTGCAGGGCTGTAGTAATATGTGTCTAACAATATTACATTCCCTCTTGCAGTTATCCCGTAAGCACCGCAAGCAGTAGCGCTCTGTTGGTGTCCTGTATCGAGTGCGTAAGAGATACCTATTAATCTATCATTAGCAGGTAATTCAGTTATTGCATGGAAACAAGACATATTATAAACGTTGCTCCCTAATCCTACTGGCTCTCCTAAATAGATGTATCTATAATATTCAAAATCGTTTTGTTTGATTCTCTCTATATCCAGTAACATTTGTTCAGTTACAAAACCTAGTTCGTCATTTAAGTAACTAGATTCATGTACTAAATAACTATCATCAGTTTTAACCTCTTCGCTCCACTCATTAATCCAGTTGTAAGGATTACGTGGCGGGTTGTAAGACCAATAGAATTTAACGTACCTTACATCTTTATGTTTTTGTCTCATGAATGTAATGTTTGTTTGGTCAAACTCTTCTTTACTATCAAACTCTGCTGCTTCTTCGTACCATACAGCTACTATATCGCTTATATCGTTTGATTTTAGCTTTTGGAAGTCATCCGCACCATAAAAGTAAAATGTAGAGCCTGTATATATATGTGTTATCTTAAATGGGCTTACTGTTGCTTTAAATTGATTTGCATATCCATATATATTTAATGCCCATTGTATTTTATTAAATACACTATCTCGTATTGTGTTAGCTACTTTTCGGATTACTACTACATTAGCTCTTTTATTTTTATTTAATTGCTTGCTCATCTCTTTAACTAACTTCAACGCTACTACAGAAGACTTGAAACTGTTACGTCCACCTTTTAACACGTTGTAAGGAACTTTTGATTCCCATACGTTTCTAAAGTGTGGATTCACGTTCTTTTCAATTCTAAATACACTCATTAATCATCATCCCAACTATCAACGATTATTACAGGCTCTGGTGCTGCTGCGTTGTCTTTCTGGTCGCTCCATGCTGCTTTACGATTCTTCAACCAAAATATCTGGGCTGTTGTGTTTGGCTTACTGTATTTAGTTACAGTTACTACAGCTCCTGCATTAGTTACAGTCTCTTCTGTATAATGAAAACCTACTGCGCTCTTAAATAATGCGTTCTCTACTTGCCTGTCTACTACTTCCTTTCCTTTTTTTAGGGAGGACGAAAAAGCCTCAAAGCGTTTCTTCCACTCTTTGAAAGTAGTGTAACCTATTCCCATATTTTGAGCTATTTGTTTATCAGTTAAGCCATCTCTTGCCCAACCTTCTATAACTGTTAAACCTTCTTCCGTTAACCAGTCGTCATACTTTGCCATTTTATCGCCCCCTTTCTTGATAAAATAAAAAAAGCACATTTTACAGTGCTTTTTCTTCGTATAAAAAAATTAAAAAAATATTAAAGGTATGTCGCGTTGTAAATAATTTTTTAATGATTACCTGAAGTATTAAAAAATAAAATTAAAATAAAGAGTTTTTCATTATGAATAGAAGTAATAATCTTCAATTTTGCAAGTAGCTAACAGAGAACGTTTTGCCTATTTATCATATATATAATTTTGTTAGTAATTATGTTTTAAAAAATATTAATCTGAAAGGAAAGTTTTATCGCTCAAACACGATATTATGACTAAATACCATTTGTTAACCTTCCCTGTTAACTCTTACATTTATATTATATCAAATTCAAATATACTTGTGTGTACCTCTTTATACTTATTTATACTTATTAATACTTATTGTTGAGTTCTTGGTAAATGAATATATTTCAATGCTGCCGTGTGCTTGTTAGCTCTGGTATTTGTGCTAATATCTAACCTAGTTTCAATCTCATCCCACTTCTTACATTCTATATATCTCATACTTAACAATAATCTATATTCATCATTTTTAACATTGTCAATTACTTTCATTATTTCTAAGATCGAATCATGTAATTCTATGTTTTTTTGAATGATGTATTCTTTGCACTCATCTGTTTTATCTATCAGAGCTTCCCAGCTTGATTTGTTCCCGCCTTTGATTTGCTCTTTAGCATAATCAATAGCTTTAACTTGTGATTTTCTATACTCAATAGTTTTTAATGTGTTGTTCTTGCTTTCAATCAAGCCTTGTAAGTAATTAATTCTACTTAAATAATGAATCTTCCAATTTGCTCTCTTTTCTTCCTTTGTTCTCATATACTATCCTCTTTTAATCTTATTTAACTCTCTTGCGATTTAATACTAATACCAGCGCTAATACTCCTACAACTAAGAAAGTTAAATCTTTACTTGTTGTTCCTGTTGCAGCTAATTTCTTAACTTGATTAGTTTGTTTAGTTTGTTTACTTTCTTTCTTAACTTCCTTAACAACTTTAGTTACTTCTTTTGCTTTTGGCTTTTCAACTTCTTTTGGCTGCTCTGGAATCTTAAGTTCTGGTAATTCTAATACTGGAGCAGGTGGCATCATAGGTATATCATTAATATCAATGTATGGCTTCTCTACAACTGGTGCAGGAGGTAATAATGGTATATCTTTTAAATCAAGATAAGGCTTTTCAACAATCGGAGCTGGTGGCATTAATGGTATATCATCAATGTTAAGTTCTGGCTTTTCGTATTTAGGAGCATCGTTTGGAATTTCAAATACTGGTTTAGGTTTGTTCTCTCCCTCTACGTTCCCAGTACCTTTTGCGATTTGTACCTCTACATCTTTATCCCAATCTACATTATTATCCGCTTGAATACGTAAATTATTTGTTGGATTCTTACTTAAATCTTTAACTTTTGTTGAGTATTCTAGTGATACAATTTCATTTAATGCTGGTAGTTTAATAGTGAATCCATTTGAATTAAATTCAATGTTCTCTTTTGCTACTTCTCCAATTTTTGTCCACGGGCTTATGCTTGATAAAATTCTAGCTTTTAAACTTCCCTCTACATATTCTTGGTTATCGTCCCATTTATCAGTTATTACTGCGTTTGTTAGGTTAGCTTTTTTGTAATTAACACGTCCTGCCCATTTTATTATGTTTCCGTCTTGTGTACCCCATTTAGTAACTATCTCTTGTGGGTCTGGTACTCCATCTTTATCAACTTTCGTACTCACAATAGTTCCGTTAAAGTTTAAATCATAAGTTGTTGTCTCTGTTCCTGTAACTTTCTCTTTATTCCATACTGTCATTAATGAAAGCTGCATACTCTTATTTAATGGTTTGTTAGCGAAATAATCATTAAATACTGTTGTAACGTTGTTATTCTCTACGCTTGCCGTTGCTTTCCCTACTACTGCCCCCTCTGCGCTGTTTACATCAAAATTATAGCTTGTTTGTAGGTTTAATTCTTGTGGTAGATTAAATACTACTTTATCTCCACTATTAATCTTTAAATCATCGCTAAATTTAGTCTTGTACTCTACTGTAACTGGGCTAAACCTATCTCCGCTTGTTGTAACTTTTACTTCTGGCTTATCAACTTTAATCTCTGTTGCTGTTGCATATCCTCCAAAAAATAGAATCATTAGTAATGTTGTAATTGTAAATAATATTTTCTTCATTTATTCTTTATCCTTTCTTTTCTTATCCTTCTAATATTGTAAAATCATCAATTTTCTTTCCGTCAATGTTTGTAACTCTCACAGACAAAACAGAGAAATAATAACCGTTTCCGTTATCTGCGTGGCACTCTGCTTGCGCTATCTCGTTTTGGTTATGGAATACTGTTATATACAGCTTGTTTACGTTCTCGTCGTAGAAAACTTCTTTATCATGTCTAAATTGAACATCAGTTATTACCCCTTCAAAATTTTCTGATAACTTCCAATCACCATAAGCAACCGCTCAACAATCATTATCGGACATATAGAACTTGACTTTCGTTCCATCTTTTAAAGTTAACGTATCTTCGTTAACTTTTGCTATCTCTTTATACAATAATACTTGTTTAAGTTTTTCTAAAGATTCCATTCTTTTATATCCTCTAACCTTTCTACTTTTAAATTTTTAGCACTTATTTTCTCTATCGTTAATTTTTTCGTTGCTAACAACTCTTCAAATTTATGATCATGAACTTGTATTTTATTTTTATTCATATATGGCACTATAGCTTTACTTGGACTTCTTTCATAGTATTTCTTTTTATAAAAAGTCTTTAGTATCAAGTTAACAATGTAGTTCAGAAACATTTTCATTATACTTCTACTCCTAACTCTTTCAACTCGCTAATTACTTCATCTCTCTTCTTGTGATAGATACGTTTTAACTCGTCTTTTTCCTCGTTAATAACATCGCTCATTCTTCTTCTAGTCTTCGCATCTTCTATAGCAAGTATGCAATAATTAGATGTTAGCATTATGTCGAGCATTTCCTCATATTTCTCTAGCTGTTCTTTTAAACTAGATACTTTCTCTAAGTTTTCTAACTTCATTCTTTAACCTCCTATAAAATTTCTTTTAAGAATACTATATCTTGTGTGTGCAAATTTCTGTAAACGTAAACACAACTTGTAATTACTATTAAAATTACTAAAGTAATTAATAAGTATTTAATCACCTTTTTATAAAATGCGCTTTCATCTCTTTTATATGAACAATCTAATGACATGAAACTCATCCATAAACCAAACGCAATAAAAACAATCGCTATTGCTAGTGTATATAAGAAAAAATTGCATATATCATAAACTACAAACTGCATTTTTAAATGTTCATAGACTTCTGGGGCTTTATCAACACTTAAACTTAATTTCTCTACTACTTTTTTTATTAAATCGTCCATAATTCCTCCGCTACATCAATTATTACTTTTGTTTTCTCTAACTCTTCTAAAAACTCAAGTGTTCCTATTGCTCTTGATTCTTGATATACTTCATTTAACTTTGTTGCAAAGTCTGAATCTAGTTCTATTTCTTTATTTTCATTCAATCTAGCTTTTAATCTTATAGTCGCTGTTCCTTTTTTAGTTTTAATTTTTATGTCGTCTAACCATATCTCTATATTATCTTTTTTAAATAACTTTTTAACTTTTTCTATTACGTCTTTTTGATTCTCTTCGCTAGTCTTTGATAAGTCGATTAACGGATATAAATTTGCATCATATCCATAAAACTGCAGCTTATCCTTTGTTGACTTACTTTCCTCAAGAATCCAGTTTTGCGTCTCGTAGTCATGATTAAAAGTTAATACTATATTCTCTGGATATTCTTTCATTAACACAACACCTCTTTAATTTCTTCTCCGAAAAGTTCTATACACTCTTGTGTTATTTCGCTTGTTTTGAAGTAAGGTAGTTTAGTGAATTTTTTCATGCCCCACGATATCTCCCATGATAACTCTATACTTTCACATTTATAATAAGTTATAAAATATTTCTCCTCATCGTCGTTACTCCAATCAGGCTCCCAACCTTCATTTTTTAACTTAGCCCATTGATGTAGTTTGAATAATAGTCTTCGTTCTTTTAAATGTTGTTCAGCTTCTTCTTTAGTGTTGAAATAAAAACCTCTTAAATATCTATCTTTATCCCTTGCAGAAGAAACAAAATTTGTTATATAAACTTCACTGCATATATCATCTATATAATATAAAGTATCGTACATATCAGGCAGCTTAACTTCAAATTTTTTCTTATCGTCTTTTAACTTACTTATAAACTCATCTCTTAACGCTTTTGCTTTTTCATCGTATTCTTTTAATAGTTCTTCTTTATTCATTGTTTTTCTCCTGTATCTTAATTTATTAGTTGATATAAACTATACATAAGCAGTCCAAACATATATATCGTTGCTGCAATCGATAAAATTATTTTCGCTCTCAAACTAATATATTTATTACAAAACGAAACTGTAGACTCTATAATTTCTTTTTTTATTGTATTCTTTAATTCTTCTACAGCTTCTTCTGTTGTGTTAGGTTTATTCATTTTCTTTCTCCGTTAAATCATGTATATAAATCTTTCTAGCGCCTTCTATAATCTTCATCACTTCTAAGACTGGTAAATCTAAACTAAAAGGTACTACTGAATCTAGCGTAAATATTGTTGTACCCTCTTCATCCCCTAAAACTGTTGCAATAGTATCAACATCAACAAACATTCTAAGTCCATTATCTCTAGGAAATTCAACAAACTTTTTAATTTCTGTAATTCTACTTTCTAACATATTTCTAACAACTCCTTATTCTCGTGTATATTACCAATTACAACACATCCATCCTTTGTTGTAACATTTAACCAGATTCTAATATTAGGGTTTTCATATTTAATCTTTGAACAAAGCATTTTATCTATTTTTTTACAAACTTCATCCATGCGGTTATTAATCACATACAATTCAATATAATACCAACCTTGCTGGTTTCTAATTATTAAACCTCTAAGTGTGCCAACGTCTTTATGTTTATATATATAGTCTACGATATCTCCAGTATGAATATCTGTTCCGTTTCCATCTTTAAGCCCTGTATTTTCTATAGGTAGTTGCTCGATATTGAATACCTCTCTATTATGGTCTGAAAAAATTCTAGGTTGTAACATATCTTAAAAACTCCTTATCTTAATTTATTTTTAAGGCTTGAATTGATTTTCAAAACAAGCCTTATTAACACTACTTGTTACCTACAAAAATTAATAACACTTTTTTATTTTCATGAATGCTGTCTAAAATCTTGACTTCTAACACTTTTTCAGTTGCTGTATCTAGTCCAATCTCATCAATATTACTGTCTTGCACAAACTCGTTTATATCGTTTGCAAGCATTCCCTCTGTTGTTTCTATTTGTACTACTTTTTTTAAGTTATCTAGCATTAATTTCTCCTTTGTTTTTGAATTTTGATTTTTATTGAAAATGTTAAAGACCTAAGTTTAACAATTTAGTTAAACAATCTTCTTTTTCTTCTCTCTTTAAACTCTTAAATATTTCAATTATATCTTTAATTGCTTCTTGTCCGCCGCCTTGTAAAAGCTGTGTTACGTCTACACCTCCTTTCATAGCGATTATTTTAAGCCTCTTCTTATTAGGTAAGTGGTATCCTTTTTCCCATCTGTAAACATCTGATTTTTTAGCATTAACTAACTCTCCGAACTTTTCAAGCGTTAGTCCTAGATTAATTCTTATGTCGTGAATCTTCTTACCTACTATTTTCTTTTGTAACTCTTTTAAACTCTTATCTTTCATTTTTTAATGCTCCTTATTTATCAATACTTTTTCTCTTTAATATTTTCTAAATGTATTTACACCGAAGTTGTAAGCTAGTCTATACTCTTGGCAAAGACTTTCAACTTTGTTGATAAATCCTAAATAATCTATATCCGCATGAAACTCTCTGATTAATCCTAGTGTTATCTTTAAATGATTATCTAACCTACTTAAAACTAAATTATCTAAGCCGTTATTTATCTCATCTATATCGACTATTTCTCTTTCTACTGGTTTACTCGGTGTCGTCCATTTGTCCTCTGGATTAGTGCAAAGTTCTTGATATATAACTTCTTGTTTAGTACAGTTATATATTTCTTTGTGTACTTTCGAATATTCTCCGTCTTTTGCAATTATCAACATCAGAACAGATATAGATGTATCTTCAAAAGCTCCCTCTATTAGATTAAGTTCTACTAGTCTGTTACCTATTAGATCCCTCATCTTTTGTTCAGTCTTCCTATAAGCAATACCAGGAAAACATATATGAAAAGCAAACTTATCTGTATAGTTTAATGATTTCAAAATAAATATATCATCAACAACACCGCTCTTTTTCCACTCGTACTCTTGTTGTATATTCTTTATATCTTGTTCTGGCAACTCTTTTAACTTCAACGAAAACGGAGGATTCATAACTACGCAGTCCGCTTTAACATCTTCTTTAAAGTTAAAGAAACTCATGTTATATATTTCTCTACTTGGAAATAACTCGCTGTTCTTTTCGAATGTATCACAAGAAGCTTTTTGAATTTCTACACCTATTAAATGTTTAGGTTTAATGTATTGTTCTAATTGTCCGCTACCTATAGCACCATCAAAAACTGTTGGATTATCTCCTACATACTGTTTCACTTTATTTGCTACATATAATCTTAATTCTTTGCCTGTTATAAATTCTGCGTGTTTCTTTGCTATATCTCTGTTGTTATGTTCTATCAATATATATTACCTCTAACGCTTTATTTATTTTTCTTAACGTTCTGTATCTAGGTTTAATTATTCCCTCTCTAGCTTCTTGTATAGTCTTTCTATGAAGTCCAGTTAACCTAGCTAACTCTACATTAGTTATTTTATTTTTCTTCATAAACTCATCAAGTTTAGTTTTTGTCATTTTCTTTTGAGTTTTTTCTAATTAGTTCAAATATCTCCGCAGGACTTTCTTTAACCCTTATATATTCTTCATTGATATGAATTTCTGTACAAGTAAGATAAAATTTCATTTTATTAATTCTGTTTGCATTTATAATAAATTTCCCGCTATTTCCTACTCCTGTTAAAGTAATAAACGGTGTACCTGCTGTAATATCTTCTATAACCTCTTTATTAGCTATTTCTGGCTGTTCTAAGACTTCTGTTTTATCTTCCCTTGTAATTTCCTCATAAAGCTCTTTAATCTTGTTATATCGCTTTACACTAGGTCGTCCGCCTTTCTCCCATCTGTAAATAGCTTGTACATCTACTCCTAGATTATGTGCTAGCATAGGTGCGTTTAAATTGTAATGTTCTTTAATAGTTCTAATCATTTCTTCAACTCTAATCACTGGTTTTACTTTCCTTTCTTCTTTTATTTTCTCTATATTGTTAAATGCTGTAAATAAATTATTCTGAGCCAACTGTTGCATATTTTTCTATTCCTTTCTCTTCTTTATCTTCTTTAACTTCTTCAAAGAAATGTATTTCTAATAGTTCAACTTCTGTTCTATCATTCTCAAATAATTCTAGTGGTATAGTAGTTTGTCCATACGTTCTACTACGTACTCCCTCTTTATCGAGTCTGTAGATTCTGTTGTCGTATCTGAAATAGATTACCTCTACATCCGTGAATGCTGGTGCTATTTCTTTTCCTGTAACCATCCTTTTTAACTGCCAAAACTCTTTTTTCATTTTTTATTTTCCTCTCTCTTTATCGAATTTATGTTCTTGCAACCATTTAGCAAACTCTTTCTTTTGCGTTAATAGGTCGAATCCTGTTTCATCGTATATAGCTTCTGCTATGTCGTTAGTACTTAATCTTTCTAAGTGAAAATCTTTAAAAATCTCGTACATCTCGTTATAGAACTCTTCTAATCTTTTCTTGCCATAACCTCTATTTCTTAAAGTTAGTAATGGTATTCCTAGTAACTTAACAAATAAACCTTGATATACTAAGTCCTCCATCTCTTTTTCTTTTTGAATTAATTCTTCTTCCATCCGTCTAACTTCTGGCTCTAGTTTTTTTATTGCATCATTTCTAACTATGTTTGCAAAAGCTGTAGGATTCGCAAGAACTAGATTTGACTTTCTAAACCTCTTGTTTCCTCCCTTTTTCTTCTTACTCTTTGCCATTTATTAACTCCTCTATCTCTTTATTTAACTCATTATCTATTGTTTCTACTTCTTTAATCTGGATAATTAAACCGCTGTGCCTGTGCCATCTCTTTTTAATTATTAAATCTGTTATTAAGCTATCGTCCTTGTAATATCCTAACTTACACATTATATCTTGCAGCAACTTCTGTAAGTTGTCTAAGTCTGGTCTAGTTGCTTTCCTTTCTCCGTCTTTAGATTTCTTTGTGTGTGGAAATAACCACGTTACACTTAATTCTATAGGTGTGTCGTAAGTCTTACGTGGTTGTCTCCCGCTTAATGCTCTTACAAGTAAATATTCTGACTGCTTAATTTTCGATGTTTTATAAAATGTTTTTGTTCTTGTTGAGAACTTTTTTTGTTGTGCTGTAGTCTTTGGTACTTCATCCATCTTTACATAAAATTTCAATTTGTTTAACTCTCCTAATCTTCTAACCAATTATAGTTAAATTCATAATTTTTAGATTTTGTAGAATTGTACAAACTTGCGATTACATAGTTTTCAAAAATATTAATTTTTTTAGTTTTTAAGATTTGCTCTGTGCAATAATTTATGTTTTGTTCAGTTAAGCTATTCAAACACTTCTTAATGCTTGATACTGCTACGCCCTCGTTGTTTATACTATACGTTTTGCTATCGTCTGTAGCTTGTATATTAGCTATAACTTGCTTAACGTCTTGTTTTATAGCATTAAACCAAAAATTATATAAATCTATATCTAGCTTTAACTTAACTTTATCAAGCATTGTATTATTACTAAGTATCTCTTTGATAAAGTTATTATAATTATTATATATATTAATCTTATAATTAATCTTATTTATGGTTAGTGCATTTTGCCCTAATGGTTGGTGCAAATTGCCCTTACCTAGTTGGTGCATTTTGCCCTGTTGGTTGGGGCATTTTGCCCTAACCTCAGTTTCATTTTTCATTTTTGAGGTTGGTGCATTTTGCCCTAACTCTGAATTTTGTATTTGATTTTCAGTTTTATCTTTTTTTATCTCTTTAATGTTAATATTTTTATCTGTTTTAAGGTTATAAACTTCATCTATTTTTTGGTAATTTATTCTATATAATTTTCCGTTTTTGTGTTTTTGTGTAATTATGTAACCGTCTTTTTCAAGTTTAACTAATGCTCTTTTTAGAGTGTCTACTCCAAAACAAAACTTAAAATCTCTTTCGAACATTTGATTTACTGAACTGAATAACCAGTATTCATTGTCTATAAAAAGCTCATTCTTTTTCTTGTTAATTGTCGTCCAGTAGTCTATCTGCTGTAATATTAATGCTTCGTTTACTTTTCCTTTTCCTAAAACTTCTAACAACTGCAGGTTTAACAATAATACCTTTGATTCCTTATTGTTGAATACATTTGACATATTCTATTCATTTGTAAATGGATTCACTACATCTTGCATGAAGTCATTAGGATTAAAGTTATTTCCAAAATTATCAAAGACTGTATTATTATTTCTTAATCCCGTGTTGTTGAAGTTCATTCCTTGTTGTTGATGTTGTTGATTGATTACATCTATCGCATTAGGTTGTTGGTTGAAGTTGTTGAAATTATTATTTGTTGGTTGTTGTTGTTGCTGCCCTTGATTTCTCGTATCTAAAAATTGAATGTTGTTAGCAATTACTTCTGTTCTATAGACCGTGTTTCCGTCTTTGCCTTGAAAGTTGCTTACTTGAATACTACCTACAACTGCTATTAAACTACCTTTACCACAATATCTAGCTAAATTCTCTGCTTGTTTATTGAAAGTCTTGCAGCTTATAAAATCTGCTTGTTGTTGTCCATCCTGCCCTTTAAAAGCTCTATTTACTGCTAAAGTAAAGTTTGTGTATGCTTTTCCGCTTTCTGACATTCTTAAATCTATATCTTTTGTTATTCTTCCTACTAATACTACATTATTAATCATTGAGTTTTATCTCCTTTATTTTTTCTATAATTTTTAATACTTCTTCTTTTGTAAATAGTTCTATTTCAACTTTCTTTCCTATACTTTTTTTTGGCAGCCATAACACGTAACCTTTATAATTGCTATAATTAGATTCGTCATAAGCTATTAAGTAAAGCGATAACTGATACTTTAAATACTCTTTATTTAGCTTTGATGTAGTCTTTACATCGTATATTATGTTCTCCCCTACTCCATCTACACGTCCACAATATATATCTTTGTAAAGAACAAACATTTCTTTATCTAATGTTTCAAAGTCTTTTATCTTTTTATATTGCTTAATTGCGTTTTCTTCGTAAATGTTGTTTGTTTGCCATTCTATCCCATCTTCTAAGCTCTCTATTAGGAAATGTACTCTAGTTCCATAATCTCCAGCTTGTTTTAAAATGTTGTAAGGCACTCCCTCGTATTGCTCTCCTAGTAAGAGTTTGATACATTGAGTAACACTTAACAACTTCTTATCATCTAAATAATAAGTATGTGTTACTTCATCGAATTTAAAGTTGTAATTTGATGTTGACATTTTCTTGAATCTCCGTTTCTTTTATATACTGGTCGTATAAGAACGGGTTATCTGCTTTAAAATCTTTACTATTAAATGATTTTCTAAAGTAAGCAGGCTTAATGCTAACTTTTGCTACATCATTCTCAAACTTATCTAAATTATCAGTTTTCATCTTCAATAGTATTTCTTGTCTTACTTCTTCTTTCTCGATATTTAGCATATCTATTTTTTCATTTATTTTTTTATACTTTGACAAAAGTTTTTCCATAATTCCTCAAGCTCCTTATCTGGTATTTCTTCTAACGATTCAACACTTAAATTCTTTTTCTTTAACCAACCATCTATTTGACTTAATTCAACTTTGTGAGTATGCATCGTTGAGAGTGCTTCGTTTCTGTTGAATTTAGTAGCAACTTTAACCGCCTGCGGTGTAGGTTGATAATTCTGTATATTTTGCTCTAACACATCACTTTCTGCTATTTCTAGTGCGTTCATATATAGGTATCTTTTGCTATATGTGATGATACCTCCTATTGTTTGCATATTAGCTCCTACAGTTGTTTGACTTGGTATTGTGTACTGAACTTTTTCATTTGTGTCTAAGTCAGTAAATGTTATCTTTGCGCTATCCTTATATAAGGTAAAATGCGGATATAATTTCAAACTATCAAATATTTCATTTGCTAATGGTAAAAAGTCAGATAGTTCAAAATATTTTTGATTCGTGTACTTGTTGAATCCTGTTTTTTTAATCTTCTTTTTTTGTAATAATACTCTTGCTTGTAAAAGTTTTTTCATTTATATTACTTCCTCCTTAAATACTTCGTATAACTCTCTATTATTTCTAGTTCTTCTTGCTTATTTAAACTTGTAAATGCGTTCTCTACTTCTGCTTTTTCAGTATACGAATCACAGAAATTGCAAATTGTAGAAATGATATAATCGTCATCTAGCTCTTTTAGTTTATCTAATATTATTACTTGATTTTCATTTAGCTTGTTTAGTTTGTTAAATGTTCGAATACTCTTCGATTCTATTAACTCGTCTATATCATCTCTTTTTACTTCTAACAACCTTACATCTTGCTCACATTCATTTAATAACTCTATCGCTATGTTTAAGCTGTCTTTAGCTGCTTTTAATTTTTGTACCTCCATCATTCCTCCTATTGACTTTTTAATTTATTTATTTTAAAATGTAATTAAGTATATTTTTTAAGTGGCTGTTTTTTTAACAGCTGCTTTTTTTATTTTTCTTTTGTTTCTTTATGTAATGGGTTAGTTGCCTTAACTGGTTTTACTTCGCTAAATAATTCTGCGGGTGTTATATTGAAGTAGTTACACAATACATCTATTACATAAAAACTAACCTCTTGACTTTTGTTGTGTTTTATTTTGTGTACTGTTGGGTAGCTTAAACCAGTACCTCTTACTACATCACTAGTTTTTACACGTCTCTCTGCCATTAATTCCCATAAATTGATTCTATATTCTTTCATTTTTTTACCTCTATATTAATATCCGTCTTTTTGTCTTTGAATGTTTACTAAAGACTTTTTCTCATATGCTTCGAATAACTCTTCTAATGTGTAAAATAAAATCGCTATATCAATAATTAACTCTATTGCGTTCTCAGGCTCTTGAATATATACAGTAGTTCCAACTCTCTTATTAAATAAGTAACCTGTTTTTATTTCGTTTAACATTGCATTTTTATGCTCTTTATTGCTAATTCTTTTTAATGTAAATTTACTTCTATCATAACTAAATGTTTTATGTTTGTGATTAAGTAGTGATAGTGCAAATGCTAAGCAGTCTGCTAATTCATCTAGTTGCTTTTCTTTAGCTGTTTTATGCTTTTTCCAATCTTTGAAAAGTCCTAGTGCGTTGTACCACTCGTGAAACTCTTCGCAAAGTGCAGTTTCTATATGGATTTCATTCCATACTTTCATGTATGAATCGACTTCTTGCTGCAAGTCTTGTGCTTTTATTAACCTTTCGTGTAGTTGTAATGCTTTCATTTAATACCTCCTAAAAATATTTTTTACTGAACTCTTTATCAAATATTGCTTGTATTAATATTCCTATTCCTGTTGCAAGTCCTGCTATTTGTTTCCAGTCAACATTTGTTAATGTAAGAAAACAAATACTTACAACAGCGATAGTCCAGTATATAACGTGTAATTTGTCTTTTTTGATTTTTGGTAATTTCATTTATTTAACTCCTAGTTCTTCTCTAAAAATTTGTACTGTTTTTCTTGAGTAAGGCTCGATATACTCCGATAACCTTTTATCTTGAAAGTAGTCATAGTTTGTTGCAAAGTGTAGAAATGCATATATATTAAACTGCTCTTTTCCTAGTTTTAAACAACTACCTCGTGGATAAAACTTCTCATCTACTTTTTGTAAGAATTGTTTTTTCCATTTGATGTAAGTTGTATCTTTAATGTTAAAACATTTCTTAATATCTTCTTTTGATATATAAGGAAAAGTTAAATCTAGTTTTTGCAATTCTACTAAGTCAAGTTTTATTTCCTCCATTCAATCACTCCTTATTTTTTGTTGAATTAATTTCTAAATCATCTAGTATTAATTCAATAGTAAGTTTTGTTCTATCATTATCAGAATCGATATTATAACTAATTAACTTTTCTAATTTAGTTTCATTTAAATAGTATCTATTATCTTTAATGGTAAATTTCATCTTTTTACTTTCTTCCATTGAATCACTCCTTTTATAATAAATCAACTTAAACTTGATTTACTTTTTAAAAAAAATAATGTTAGGGTCTACTTTGTATAATTCGCATAATCTTTGAAAATCATACCAGTTTATATTTTTTCCGCCTCCTTTTTCCCAGTTGAGAATAGTAGATGGATGTTTTCCTAACAATTTAGCTACATCTACTTGAGTGTAACCTGCGTTTACTCTCGCACTTTTTAAGGATAATTTCACTAACTGCACCTCCTTTTCTTGTTGTACCTTTATTATAAATCAACTTTAAGTTGATGTCAAGTATTTTTTTCAAAAAAAACTTGATTTTTTTTATTTTTTACTTGATTTTTTTCAAGTTAAAGTTTATAATTACTTATAAGAGAGGTGTTAAAAATGAGTGAAAAACAAATTCAAAGTATTTTCTCTAAAAACTTGAAATACTATTTAAAGTTAAGGAATAAAACTCAACTTGATTTAGCAAAGGCAATAGGAGTTAGTAACACTACTATAAATAACTATGTTAAAGGTTACAACACACCTAGAATGGATAAAATAGATAAGATTTGTAATTACTTAAATATAGAAAGAAGTAATTTGTTAGAAGACAAAAAAGAAAATAATAATACATCACAAGGAATTAAAATAGCAGTTCTTGGTACTGTTCCGGCTGGAATACCTATTGCAGCCGTTGAGGACATTCTGGACTATGAAGAGATACCGAAGAGTTGGGAAAATCAAGGGGAGTTCTTCGGTTTGAAGATAAAAGGGGATTCCATGATGCCAATACTAACTAACGGGGATGTAGTGATAGTGAGAAAGCAAAGTACAGCGGATAACGGGGACACGGTAATAGCGATGGTTAACGGATATGATGCAACGTGTAAGAGATACGAACGCTCTAACAATGGGATTATGCTTATTCCTAACAACAGTAGCTACACTCCTACGTTTTACACAAACGAAGAAATAGAGAGCTTACCTGTAACAATAATAGGTAAAGTTGTAGAGTTAAGACGTAAATTTTAGATAGCTAGTTTTAGCTATCCAACATGGTTTTTTAACCACCAAAAAAATATACAAATAGGAGTTTATAAAATGAAAAAAACAAAAGTATTATTAAGTACATTATTAGCTGGAGCAGTTGTATTAAGTGGTTGCTCTTCAAAAACAGAGACTAGTTCATCTTCTAATAAAACTGAACAAAAAGAAGAAAAGAAAACTAGTAATGAGCCTAAGTTAGGAACACCTATTGTTTTTGATAAACAAGCAGAAATTACAGTAAAAT